CATCTGTCCATTCTGTCTTGTCTGCGGGTGTGTACTTAAGTCCTATACTCTCAAGCAACACTTGAAAGTTTTTACCGTTCATATAATCTAATGGACTAACAACCATATTGTCATCCCCATAAACTGCAGAATACACATTTTTAATGAAATGATCCATTGTCGGTGTTAAACCTTGTCTTCTAGTTAATACAAAATAACAATATGCAATGTACATTTTGTTAATTAATGAGTTGAACACTGCTGTTAAAGGATGTCCACTTGGAGTGGAGTGTGTTGTAATAATAAATTCATCTAACACCACAGTTGGAGTCATAATAATATATGATAATAAGTTCATACATAGTTGTGATTCGCTTCCATGTAAATTGGCTAACATTCTTGCAAGCGAATGTTGGAATTGAGTTAACATTTTGCCATCCCATTCTCCATAATCTCCATCAAATCCCTTATCACTGTATCTTGATAAAATATTGTACAATTTGTCCCAATCGTCACCTAATGGATTTATGCCAACCATAATACCATTTGACCATCTATTCTTATAAATGTACTCTAATAGTGGTGCAAAATATTCTCTCATCAAACATGTATAGTGTAAAGGACTCATTTTAAATGTTCTTGGTTTATCAACCTTTTCAACATTTCTCAGTTCAACTTTAAGTTGCTCAGAGAAAATACAATCGTGCTCGTCATGCTCATTTTTCCTCAATTTCTCTCTAAATGACTCCACTTTACTTCTCAATAAATCACTATATTTACCATGTTCATAATCTAGCAAGTCCTCTTTCTTATATGCTTCATAACCAAAGCCACAACTTGATTTTTTGTTTATGGGTTCTGTTATATCTGTTCCTTTAACAACACTATATTCATCAAACTTTGTTGTTTTACGAGGTAATAATAATTTGACATAATCTTCTGCAAAAGCCAAAGCCTCAGCATCAACAAACGACACTTCTTGGTATGACTTCTCCGCCATGATTTTAACTGTCTTCTTTCCATGTACATTCAAATTTGCTGGTAATCTTGTAAGTTCAAAATCTCCGTATAAGTCAGACTTAGATATTGGATTATTTGTGTTAACAGAAGTTGATAGTTTTTCTTCACATTTATTAACGGATAAGGTACCATTCTTAACTTTGACTAGTCTAACATCTTTAATCTGCC